AAGATTTCTTGAATATAGATATATTTTTGAACAGGATGTCCCTGCTGGTGTTGGAAAACACAAAGGAGTTCCTGATGAAAAGTTCGATTCCAAAGAACTCGCAATGGGGATTGATGTAGAAAAAGAACATACTGACAATCCTGCAATTGCAAAAGAGATTGCAAAAGATCATTTGGCTGAAATTCCTGATTATTACACTAGGTTAAAGAAAATGGAAGAGGAAGGAAAAGCAGCACTTAATACAAAGGGAGAATAATCCATGCCTGAAGAAACTCAGGAACGTCGAACATTTACACCAACTCGTGGATATGATATTCAACTTATTATAAAAGATAAGGATTATTCAGCAGAGTTAGTTAGTATTAAAATAATTTCATCTATTATAACCCCATATCAAACAATAACACTAGATTTATTTGTAGATGAAAATGATGTAATTTTGAATAAGTTATATGGGCAGGATCCAATAAAGTTGAGAATTAGTTTATTGAGTAATGTTATCCAAGGAAGTTTAGAAGATATTAATTTTGATTTGATGTATCTTACATCAAAGTCTAATTTCTCTCCAAAGACCCAAATGTCAGAAGGTCAAAAATCTCAGTCTGAACGAGGTCAATTATCTATTGTAACTGTGTGTAGAGATGCATATAAAACAATGACTACTATGGTTACAGGGTTATTCTTTGAAAAGAAAGTCAAAGATATAATAGAAGAATTAGCTTCCGAGACTGATACAGATTTAGAATATGATCCAACTAATAATAATGAAGAACCAATAGATCAAGTTCTAATCAGACCAATGACTCTTTATAAGAGCATAGAATATTTAGATAATACATTCGGCTTATTTAATGGAGCATCAAATCTTGGTTTTTGTAACTTCGAAAATAAGTTACAGGTTTTAAATTTGAGTGAAAGAATGAATAAGGATCAGACTTTTACTATATATGTTTTAGCTACAGATAAAAAAGAACGAGATGCAATAGATAAAGATGTAGATGGAAAAAATTTTTATACATATGATACGGTAGATAACTCATATAATGCAAACACTAAAGTTGCACATATGGCTCAAAATATAAAATATGTTGTTAATCCAAAAGATACACTATATCACATTGTTGAACATACAGTGGATGATTTGTGTAAGAATTCTGCTGCTGTATATCAGAGCAGAAAAGATAATCAACTAGCATTGAATATTGATGAGAATGTTTCTAGAACTCAAGTGAATTCATATCATATTGGATATGAAAAAAGCACAGTTTGGGCAGTAGCAAGGGATGCTAGAAAACTAGTTGCTCTTGCAAATATTGGAATAAACATTGAGAAAAACTTGAAAATTTTAAATTTAATGAATGTAGGAGAACCTGTTAAAGTTGTTACTAAGACTTTGGAATATGTAGACCTATCCGGAAAGTATATTTTAAAGTCATCAGAAATAAATTTAAACAGAGGAAAAGATTGGCAATCAACAGCAAGAGTTAATTTAATGAGAACTAATAAAACAATTTAATGAGGATAAAATGAAAAAGCTATTCCTATCTATCATTCTAGTTCTGCTATTCTCAACATTTTCATTTGCTAAAACTATCATTATTGATATTGGACATACAGTAGAGAAACCAGGTGTTATAAGTGCGAGGGGAAATCCCGAGATTATATTTAACTATTTAACTGGAATTATAATATCCAAAAAACTTGCTAATAAAGGATTTGAAGTATATTTATCAGCAAACATGGAACTATCAGATAGAGTTAAAAAAATAAAGAAATATAATCCAGATATGGTTATATCTATACATCATGATTCTGTCCAACCACACCATTTATCAACATGGAAGTTTGAGGGGAAGGAATATTATTATTCAGATAAGTTTAGTGGATTTTCTATATTTGTATCTAAGAAGAATGACCAGTTTAAGAATAGTTTAAGATTTGCCAATTTATTGGGGAGATTTATGACCGAAGCTGGACTATATTCTACATATCATCATACAGAACCTGTTAAGGGAGAAAATAGAGAACTACTAAATAAAGAATATGGTGTATATAGATTTGATGATTTAGTTTTACTAAAGTCAACGTATCCTGCTGTTTTATTAGAATGTGGAATTATAGTTAATAGAAGTGACGAACTAACTCTAAGAAGTGATTACATAGTCAATATTATCTCTGATGCTGTTTTAAAAGCTGTAACTACTTATTTTAACCATAGTCTTTAGTATATTTTAGAACAAAATATAAATGTGATACAGGAGGTTTGCACTCAAATTGCAAGCTCAATCTATTAACCAAAACATTCAACGAGCTAAGAATATTGCGGAAGAGAAGGTCCAAGAGTTTATAAAATGTAAAACTAATTTTGATTACTTCTGCAATAGCTATATATACATTGAACTTCCTGGTGGGGATATGTTACTCCACCCATACCAGAAACAGAAAGAGTTATGTGAGACCATTCAAAAACATAAGAATGTTTTGGTATTAAAATCAAGGCAGATTGGAATTTCAACCGTTCTTCAAGCATATTGTGCATGGTTGACAAACTTCTATGATAACGTAGTTATTGGGATTATTTCAAAAGACGGAAAAGAGGCAACAGATTTTGCTAGATCAATCAGAGGAATGATTGAAAAACTCCCAGCATGGATGAAACCAAAGAAGGGAGCAAGTGGTCCAGGATTCGACAAATATACTGAACAGTCATTTATTTTAACAAATGGTTCAAAGGTATTTGCCGCAACTGTTAACCCAAAAGCACCATCTAAGACTCTTCGTGGTAAGGCTATCACATTCCTTATTATAGACGAAGCTGCCTTTATTGAGTATGTAGAGGATGCATGGACTAGTATGGTCCCTGCTCTTGCAACTAGCCAGAGGCATGCTAGGCAAAGAAATATTCCTCACGGAACAATCATTCTTTCTACTCCAAATAAAACAGTTGGTACGGGAAAATGGTTTTATTCTAAATATATGTCTGCTTGTTCTGGAACTGATATTTTCAAACCATTTATCATTCACTGGAAGCAGGTTAAAGAATTAGCTGGCGATCCAGAATGGTATTCAAACCAATGTAGAATGTTTGATAATGATCCAAGAAAGATTCAACAGGAGCTTGAACTAAAATTCTTGCCAACTTCTGGATCGTTCTTCGATGAAAAGACTTGTATGGTTTTGCAAGAGCTTGTTACAGAACCAAAAGAAATATTTAAACTATTTAATGGTGAAGTATGGAAATTTAAAGATGCTGAACCAGGAAAGTTTTATCTTATTGGAATAGACACAGCTCCTGAGCATGGAGAGGATAAGTCCGCTGCAACTGTTTGGGATTTTGAAACTCTTGAACAGGTTTGGGAATATCAAGGAAAATGTAAAGTAGAAGATTTTATTAAAGTTATAAAGTATGCATGTGGAAATTATCAGAACTCTATTATTGTTGTAGAAGATAACTCATATGGAAACCAGGTAATAGAATCTCTCAATTCAAGTGAATATAATCATATGTTATATAAGCAAAAGATTGGAGATAAAATAAGACCAGGTCTTAATACGAATGTAAAAACAAGACCATTAATGATTGATGCACTATATTCTTATGTAAGTCAATTTCCAGAGATGGTTAAATCAAGAAGACTTGCTCTTGAGTTAGTTGGATTGATAAGTAAACCAAATGGAAAAGTTGAAGCTGATGTTGGGTGTACAGATGACATTGCCTTATCAACAGCAATGGCATTTTACGTTAGAAAATGGGATCCACCATTATCAATTAACTTACAGGGTTCAGAAGCTGGAGATTTCTTAAAAGAAATCATGGGGTTAAATACTGATAATCAAAGAGTTAGAAAACCAGATATGTTACCAGAAAATTCTCAGATTATGAAAGATATCAGAAAGAAGGTTGAGGATGGAGATGTTAAAGGATTTACAGATATCTTAGGAATGTATAGGGGATAATTATTAATGAGTATAATGAATGAGTTTGAAGTTGTTCCTATTCCATTTATAACTTATCCAGTTGCAAACTTCGATGGTTATAAATTATATGGATCCCCAGTTTTAAGAAGACAATTCTTAAATGCGATGGCAAATACACCAAAGACAAAACCTGTAATTAGCACAATAAATTATTTGGTTAATAATAAAATTATAATTCCATGTATAGTAAAGAAGGGAATATTTGATTACATAAAATACAAAACAATAAATCCAAACCAGAAATTTGCAGAATCAATTCCCGTTTTGGGATTTTATGATAGTAGAAATAAAAAGGTATATGTAGTTACTAATAATAACCATGTATTTTTTGAATCTGATTCAAAAGCTCTTTTGACAAAATATACTATTCATGAATTAATGCATAAGGTAGCTGAAGAGGATCCAAATTTTTTAACAAATTATAAAGATGAATTACAGCAGTTCTATTCAGCAATGTTTACTGAAATGTTTAAGTTGAAAAATAAAGTTGATGTTATGCCAATAGTTACATTTATATATAATATGGAAATGACTAATTATTATACAATGGATAAATTTAAAACATATTATAATTTGTTAGATTCAACCTTTAAAAATCATACTGAATTGAAAAGAAAAGAATATGAGAAAATGCTAAATGATTATATGCTATCTGCAAAAGTTCTTCTTTCTGGAGCAGGAGGATTCAAAAAGGCTGCAAATAATTTTGGTCATGTTTTAAATCCAATTTATAAAGCTTACAAAACTGCGTTTGGAATAAACTTGAGATATCTAGTAATTCAGGAACTTATAATTGTTTCAGAAGTTATATGTATATATTCTGAAACTAAAACAAATAATAAAATATATAGTTCAATAAAAAATCTAGTGAAGTAATTTAATGGAGATTAAACAATAGAATGGCACCAAAGGATAAAACTCCAAAGGGACCTCCTAGGATAGATAGATCAAAACAAATAAACTCAATGTCCAAGGTTATGCGAGATGCGAGTGAAGCGACGAAGAAACAGCAGCAAATGTCTAAATCCATTAATTCGTTAATGGTTAAACAATTAGAAGAGCAAAAGAATACAGCAAAGAATAAGAGAACTCCTTTAGCAGAGAGCAAAGATGTTAAAGAGATACATAATTCTGTAAATGAGATACTTAAGAAATTGGGATATGTTGTTGATAATCTATCACAAGGAACTAAAAAGATAACCCTTGAAACAGCAAAGGCAACAAAAGAAGCAATTGCAGAATATGGAAGAGCTGTAAGTTCTGATATTAGTGTAAATAAACAAAATATAGTTGCAATGGCAATTGCTAAATCATCACCAATACTCGGGTATTTTACGTCTAAATTTTTTGAAACTACAATCTTTAAAAGAATGGCAGAAAAGACTAGACAGAAATTTCAAGATATCTTCTCTGGTGTTGGTGATAAATTTAAGATAATGTTTTCCAGAATGATTGATGGTTTTAAAAATTTCTTTCATATTGGAAAGCGTGGAAGAGAAAGGGGAGAGGAAGCAAGATTCAAAAGAGTTCCTGCAATGCAGTCTGGAGGTTATGTTGAAAAAGGCGGTCTTGCTAAACTCCATGCAGCTGAAGTTGTAGTTCCAGTAGAGAAGTTTTTGAAGACTATTAAAGAATCATTCACTCTTGCAAAAGAAGATAATAAAAGAATCATAGAAGAGTTGAGACTTCTTCGTTATGGTCTTCTTGGATTTATGGGCGAATTTCAAACCAGACTAGTAAAGACATTTATGGATTTTCCTCTTGTTAGAAAATTAGCTGGATTTTTTCGTGCAGTAGCAGCAATAGGAAAATTCTTTACATATGCAAGAGGAAAATATAGAAGAATGCTTCCAACAACAGGAAACCCTCTTGGTATAATTTCTGGAACATTGGGTTTAATATTTACTCAAGGAATGTATAAGCTTGATGTAATAATTCATCATTTGGCTACTCTTATTAAATGTGTTTGCGGTGCTTCACCAACACTTCCAAATATTGGTGCTCCAACTACAAAAGCTGATGATTTAAGAAATTCATACAGATTCTTCGGTGGGTTTAGTGGAATGTTGGGAACTGGAAAAAAATCTGGTGCAGGACTTAAAGATAAAGCAATAGATGCATATGGTAATGCAAGTAAAAGAGCAGTACAAACAAAAGAGAAGATGATATTAATGGCAAATAATCCAGAAGAAGCCAAAGAAATGATGGCATCTGTATATGGGAGAATAGGATCTTGGTTTCGTTTAAGAAAACAAAGATATGATGATAAAAAAGCAGTAGAAAAAATGTACGGTGTCGGATCTAGTGGTACAGCTGCAAAAGAAAAAGCAAAGGGTATTTTTTCAAATGTTTTAAGATTTGTTAGTTCCCCACAAGAAGCAACAGCAATGGTTTCTGCAGCTGTTGGTCCTGCACAAGCAAAAGCGTTAGAAGCAAAAATTAAAGCTGAAGAAAAAATATCAGGATTTAGAAAAGGAATTAAAGAAAAGGGTGAAACATGGAAAGACTTCTTAAAAGGTGGACCAAAAGCTGTAGGTAAAAAGTTTGATGGTTTAAAAGATAAGATGGATGCTGTTGCTAGAAATACCAAACAAATAGCAAAAGGTATGTGGGAATGGACTAAGTTTTTTATAAAGCTTCCATTTAAGTTAGCATTCTGGACTCTTATAACACTCCCAAAAACTCTTTTCAATAGTATGAAGTGGTTGGTGAAAAATATTGGTGGAACATTAATGGATCTCTTTATGATGTTCATTATGCCAGCAATATCATCAATTGGAAGTTTGATTGGAAAGGTTTTAGGATTCCCATTTAAATTGGCAGGAAGAGGTATTGCCGGAGCTGGAAGAATGGTGGGTGGTGGTTTAGCTGGGATGGGAAGAGGATGGGCTAAAAGAGCAGGTGGAGCAGGAAAAGCAATGCTCGGTGCTGCTGGAGGTTTAGCTGGTGGAGCAATGGGAGTAATGGATGCACTTGATGCAATGAAAAGTGCTAAATCTTGGGGAGTTAGTACAACTGCTGCTGCAGTCGGTGGATTCCTTGGTGGAAAGGGCGGCGCCGAAGGAGCAATGGAAGGTGTTGCAAAAGGTGCTGGTCTTGGAATGATGATTGGAAGTGTATTTCCAGGTGTTGGAACTGCCATTGGTGGAGCAATTGGAGCAATTGCTGGTGGTGTTTTAGGATTTGTTGGTGCTGAAAATATTTCTAAATTTATAGATCCAGTAATGAGTTCAGCAGAAGAGTTTGTAAAAGGTATATATGACTTTATCATGTGGCCATTTAGAACTATTAAAAGTCTATATACTCAAGCAAAAGAGTTTATCAATAACCAAATTGATGCTATAAAACAAGAAGGTGTATTTGGTTATCTATTTAATGTTATAGTTGATTTTGCAAAACTAATTGGAAATCTCATAGTTAAGATAAAAGATGTTGCTCTTGATATGATTGGAGCAACACTACCAATATTGAAACCTGTTCTAGAGAAACTAAAATCAGGAGCAGGAACAGCAATGGATATGGGAGGAAAAGCTCTTGGTGCCGTAGGATCTGCTGCAGCAAGTGAGTATGAAAAATCAGCTGCAGCAATAAGTGCAAGAGTATCAGGAGAACGGGGAGATGCATATCCAAGACCAAGATCAAGAGTAACTGTTGATCCTGAAACAACTATAGCAATAAGAGATGCAATTCTTGAAGGATATAGTGTAGTTGGAAAAGTTTTAAAAGAAGAAATGCAAGATCAAGCTGTATCAATAGCTGGAAAAGCTACAGAGGCAGCTAAGAAACAAGAACCAGTTAACTTTGCTGATATGCTTAATAGACCAGCTGTTACACCTGACAAGGTTAAATCAATTGTTGAAAAATCTAATCAAGAATTAATTCCTACTGCTGCTCAAGTATTAGCTACTGGAACAATGGCATTAACAGATTCAATAATTACCAGAGCTGGTCGTGGTGTTCATATTGAAGGATTGAATCCTGAGTTTGCATCTAAGTTTGCTGGAATGGCAAAAGAATATACACAAATTACTGGAAAGAAACTAACTATTACTGATGCATTTAGATCCAGAGAAGAACAAGCAAGACTGTATGCTGCAAAACCTCACCTTGCAGCACCCCCAGGTCGTTCTAGGCACGAGAAAGGGACCGCCATAGATATGGATTCAAGACAAGCGAATGAACTCTATACAAGTGGTCTTATGGAGAAGTATGGATTCTATAGACCAATGTTCCCACCTTGGGGTGGTGGACCAGGAAAGAAATCTGAACCATGGCATGTTGAAATGGCAAGAACAAGTCAGGTCGGTGATGCATATCCAGCTGTTAGACTTAGTCAAAAAGAAATAGCTAGAATGCAAGTTGGTGATGCATATGCAAGTGCTGATATGTTAGCGAGTGCAGCAAACGCTAGTGGAATGAATATGAAAGGTGCATTGAGTGGATTAGGAAGAGAAACCAGTGCTACATTATTAAGTGTAGCAAATGTTATTTCAAATAATATCAATAATGCAATAAGTAATAAATCTGGTAGTGGAAGTGGATCACAACAAGATCCAGTTCTACAAAGTATTCTAACTGGAGATTTCGGATAAGAGGATTTAATAAATGATAAAACTAGAAGATATCATTGGATTACCACCAGCAGGAAGATTAATGTCCAACGATATTTTAAAACGAAATACTATGCCCATTTTGGATATAACGCCATGTACACCTTCAATGGGAACAGCTATTAATTTATATACATTACAATCTGCTAGACGTGGCGGCGATGATAATTTTGATGCTAAACTAGAGAATTTGGGATTCTCCGTTAATGATCCAATTAGATTTGCATTTCAAGCAGAATCTTTTCCATCTGATACATTTTCTAATGAATATGGAGAAACATTCTTAAATAGAATGACAGATGTTGCATCTGAAGGAATGAGTGAACTGATGCAAATGACCAATACAAAAACAGGAAGTGAAGCAATTAAAAAATTAGCTAACTCTGCGAAAGAAATGGGTGGTATTACTGGTACAATTGGTTCTTTCATTGGTCAAAAAAATGAACAAATGGACAAATGGTTAAAAGAAGAAAAATCTGGTGGAGCTCAATTAGCAAATAAATTAATCGCAGGACAGAGAATCGACTTCCCACAAATATGGAAAAATAGTGCATTCAATGTTTCGTATTCAGTAACAATAAAATTATATAATCCAAAACCTTCAGATGATGATGCACATGAAAAATTTATACTTGGACCATTAGCTCTAATTTTATTACTAGCTTCTCCAATGTCAGATGAAACAGGTGAATCATATAGATGGCCATATTTTCATAGGATAGAATGTCCAGGATTATTCAATATTCAAGCTGGAGCAATCTCAAACGTAACAGTTACAAAAGGTGGGGATCAAGGTCAAGTTGCATGGACCCAAAGAGTTGGGCAAGTAGATGTTAGATTAGACTTTATCAATGTTTATAGTAGTATAATTTCTGGTGGAAAAGACGATCTAGATAGACCAACAATCAAATCATACATTCAAGCAATGAGAGATAAAAATGATATTGACTATATTTATGACTTAGAAGAAGAAAATGTTGGACTGGGGGCTACACCAGGAGAGTTATTTGTAAATCAAGAAACATTTACTAAGACAGTTGCACCAAATGCATCAGATCCATATGAAGCAGATTTAGAAAGAGTTCTGTCAGAAGACAGGATTAAAGAAGAAGATATTATTGATGATGCTAATGGAAAGGTTCCAACTGCTCCAGTTTCAGATTCAAGAGATAGAAGTATGATAATAGATGAAATTGCTGTTGATTCTGGTGGTAGTGCATTAACTGGAGATATTGCTATGAAAGCAGCAGAAGAAAGATATTATGGTGGGGTTCAAACAGATGTTACAAGTTCAGCAACAAGAGAAATGACAAATTCAAGACAACAAGCTGAAAGTCAAAATGATTATCAACAAATTTTTAATAACGCATCAAAGATGATAAAACGATAACTAACAAATTGAGTTTCTCATAACCATAGTAATATAATAAGCTAGAAACAAACTAATAAGAAATTGTGTCTGAGAGCTCAATTTGTTAAATTTATTCTTATAACCAATCTCATCTATAAGTTTATCTAGTAAATCACCAACTAACTGTTTAAAATATATTTGTTTATTTGTCCTTTTCGTTGCCATTAAATCTCTCAGATATTTGAAGTATGCACTTCCACAAATCTCTTTAACATTCTTTAAATCCTTAATGAAAAATAATAAAATTCCCCTAACATCATCTGCATATTTTGTGTCACCGAGTTTATCAATTATTAGAGTTGCAAGAGATGCACTAATCTTAGTAAGTTTTCTTGCATCATCCATTGCCTTTCTATCTATTTCTTTATAAACTGTAATTTTCTTTGTGATATCATTTGCTAATCTTTCACCACGTTCCATTGAATCATATTGATATTCATCTCCGCTTTCGGTTTCCTGTGGTGATCTATATCCTATTCCTGATTTACTTAAATCATAATATGTTCGTAAAAAGCCTCTAACACTTTGTGCAACTCTATGTCTTGACTCTGTAATAAATTTAGCAATACCATCAGGAGTAGCTTCAGTAATAATATTGCTATATCTCTTTGTTAATTCTTGTGCTAAATAATAAAGAGCATTAGGAATTGTTTTCTCTCTTGCAAATAAATGTGTTCTAGCAATTCTATCTAGAGATGCTGAAAATACTGCTGGATTACAATATGGTAAATTACTACTCATATAATTTGTATATTCTCTAATGATAGTATATACCATCGCCGTAACAAAAGAAGTGGCATCTCTTTGATGTAGGAAATAATACATTAGAAATATAATGAAATTTCTTTGTGGATCTTGTTGTAATAAGAATCCTGCAGCTTTTGTTCCAGCATAGAATTTTCTTATATGACTTCTAACATCCTTTTCATTTAATCCACACATTGCAAGCATTTCAAAATAGTCTTTTTTAAGAGATGGATAATAACATGGTTCTGATAATGATGACAATTCGTAGGCAACTCTCTGAGACAAATAAGATTTAATTTTAGCTTTGTCGATATTGCTTTTTGATAGTAAATCTTTCATGTTTAAATTGCCCTAATAGAGATATTATCTTCTGTAAAATATAAGTATTCTGGACCATATCTTAATAGTTGATCTTGAGTAAATGTATCCAAATCAAAATTAAAGAATATATCAGAAGCTGGTTTAATTAAGTTACAATATGAAACACCATCAATAGATTGAATAACTGATATGATTTCAGATCTGTATAATGGAACATTTGCTCCAAAGAATTGACTAAATACTGAATATATAACACTTTTAACAGTGTTTGCTAATTGAACATCTGTTCCTGAATAACTACTTGTTTTGAATACTTCTGCTTCTATTAGTAATGGAATTTGGTATACAGGATCTAACCACTTAGAACCATTGAATATATACTTTTTATCTTGATTTGAAACATATACTATATCGTTACTAGATGGGTCTTCAAACTCCCATGTCATTGCCATTTCATCAACTATTGTAGCATATTTATTTGAATATCCATCCCAATCACTTCCTGGAACAGGATCATTTGCAACAATATATCTATCCCCAGAAGTTCCAGCTAGTGGTGGGTTACATTGAATATCTAACACAGGAAGTTTGGTAACAGTATTATGTTGCATGTTAGTCATAGAACCATATGCATTTACGAACTTAAGATTAGTAAAATCTGTAATCATTCTATATTTATAGAATGTCATAGTCTCAACTATTTTTTGCAATACTTGGGTTTCAAAATCTCTTTGGTTTATTGAGTCATAATATGTCTTTTTTACAGAAGGAATATCGTATATAATTAAACTTGTTGAGTCAATTTCCATATTTGACATCATGAAGTCTTTTAGAGCTCTTCTAAATGTAAACTTTGTATAATACCTACCAAATGGTGTTCCCAAATGTGAAAGAGTAAAATAATATGTCAACTCACCAGATTGAATAATAGTATATGGATCAAATGTATAAGTAAATTTTTTAGCTCCAGAATCATTAGTCATTGTAAATGTTTGACCTGTTTCTAATATTGTTAATTCACAATCACATAATGAATAATCTAATTCATCTGATGTATACGATAGTTCTATGTTTGCTACATCTCCAGATTTTGCCATTAAAACCTGAGTTGCATATAAGTTATAAGTTGATCCATAGCTTGTTACAAGAGTTGGAATCAACTCAATTTCATACATTATATAATGATAGTTAACACTCTTATTAATAGAATCAACAGTCATATCAAAAACTGTATAATATTGCTCACCATTATCAATTATTATTGTATCCCTTGGAATATATACTACTGATGGGTCTGTTTCTAAAACTACATTTCTAGTAGGAACTATATCAGTTCCAAAAAGAATACTAGTAAAAAGTTGAATTTCATTTACTTTAACATCTGATCTTTTTAATACTGGAACAGATGCTCCAGCAAGAGGCGAATCCTCAATAACAACATTTGCTGCTTTATAGTCTGTTTCTGAGACTAATCTTCCCAATGCTGTCAGGTTAGCAATTGCATTTGATCTTATTTCTTCAATTGATTCTTCATCTTCTCCGCCAAATGCGTCTGATGTGTTTACAACAGAATAATTTAAAATTCTTGTATAGCCAGCTAATGTAACTGTGTAAATCCTATCTCCAGAAACTATTGAACCAGCTATTACATTACCATCGGCCCCTTCTGTTTCATAAACAGTTACTTTTACAGTTGATCCTGGAAGTGGCTGGAAACCAATGAGTCCGTTTCCGAAATATACTCTTCTTCCAAAGGATGTTCTTCGGGAAACATACCCATAGTCGGTAGAGGTCATCAGATACAAACTCTGATATTCGCTATATAATGTCCACGATGTCCCATCAGGATCTTGAACTTCAACTGACATCTCAGAAACTTTCCCAGTAAGAGGAACATCTATAGTTGTAAACTGATATCTCTGCAAATCACTATCAATTTGGAATTCTTGAATAGTTTTCTTATACTGTCGTAATGGAAGGACAAATGAAAAACTTGGTGTTGCCGCTGTAGAATCTACAACAACAGGAAGAGAATAAACCTTGTTTCCTTCTGTTACTTGAACTGTAACATAACTATTATTATAAACAGTAACGTCAGCCCTATAATATGTTTGAAATGTAATATCTCCACCATAGAATTTAAAAGCTTCTGGAACAGTAAATTGTGCTGTTGCATCTTCAAATCCAAATGGAACTGTCATTAAAACATTAACAGTTGAGTATTCTGCTTCTCTTGTATTATATCCAAGAAACGCTGATAAGTTCAAGACAGATTCTGGAAGTTGTGCAGTTGTTAAAAAGAATTCTCTATATACTGAAGTCTCATAAAAAAGAAGGTTTGATGTTAAAGTAGATAACGTATTAATGACAAATGATAAAAACGAAGACTTTGTCAAAACAATATTTTCAAGTTCTAGATATTGTTTTGCAAACTCTGTAATTTGGTTTACAATCTGATCTCTAGATAAATATATTTGATCAGATATGGTAGTAGATGCCATTTGTTATACTCCCTTACACAAAGTAAAATCCTGAGTTTGAATCAAAAAGATTTTTCAGTCTTCCTTTCAAAGTATCATGTTTAGATAACATTTTTGTCATTAATGCGGCTTCTTCTACAGTGTGCATTTTCTTATCGTAGTCATAAAAAACATAGGTGTTTGTTAGTTGCTGATTAATCATTTCTGTAGTTGCAGACTGCTCAACAGATATTTTTAATTTCCAATATGATCTATATGTTCCTGGTGCATTCTGTATTCCAGTAACTGCAAATATAGAACTCATATCAGGGAGTCTATCTGGATGAACTAAATAATCCTGGTTGAATTTTACCATATCATTAGCTAATGGAATAAATCCATAATTTGATGGAATGACTAATCCAGATTCTCCTTCATTCACATACCCAATTTCCTGTGCATCAAAAATTGTTTGAGTTTCCTCAATCCAAAATACAGGAAGTAATAAATATCTATCCCACTGCATTCCTGTTAACTGACCAAACTTCTCGTATGATCCACCCATTAAATATGTGTTATCCCAAACAGTTGTTGTTTTGTTGATGTGATAATAAGTGACAAGAAATGGAATTGCATGAACTGCATAAGTCTCATGAATTAGTTTCCAATATTCATTTATGTAATCATACAATCTTCCATATAGTTGCATTTATTTTTTTCCTGATCTTAGTTGTTGCAATTTTAGTTTTGCTAAAGCAATTTTTTTCTTCTTTTCCTCAATTTTCGTATTTATATTTCTGATTATTTCATCTCTATTTCTATATTTTTGTTTTATAACATGTTTCTTTTTATTTGCGAGTATCAAGATATCATCAGACATCATCATTATATAACGCAATAACTTTGCTGCAACCCTCTGTTCCTGTTCATTAACTTTAGACATTTTTCTTAACTGCATCTTTTTAAGTTTAGTTTGCAACTTAGCTTCTGAATCTATTTGTAACTCTTTCCAATAAAGCAAAACTTTTCCGAGTCTTTTTCTACACCTGTCAGGATTTCCTGTGTGGTCACAATCATCAAATTCAGCTTGAACTTTTTGGATAACACGTTCAATTGATTTTAAATTACATAGTTTAAAACAAACACTCTTATTTTTAGTATCTTTAATTATGTAACAATTTACTGCACACTTATAATCATACATGTCATATAATTTTCTGGTAACGAAATAGAGAACACCACCAGGAAGAAAAACAGCTGCTGTAGCAAGACCTTTATCTAAAATATATCTAACTTGATATGATATAACTGGAGGTTTATTCTTCTTAGCTTCTAACAAATTATACTCATTGTTAGATATATATTCCAAATATAACTCAGTTATATGATTCATATTATGCAGCAGATCTTTTTACCTTAGCAAGACTAATAAGTTCCTGCTGCAGTCTCTTCTTCCATGTAATAATTTCTTTTTGAATTTTTGCCTTGCATTTTGTAGGATTGTTTGTACCATCACATTGTGAAAGCTGCTTGTTAAGTTGTGAAATAACTCTTTTTGCTGCCTCTGCTTGACATTGATGCTTAACTTCTGCCTTCTTTTGTGGAGAAGGAGCCATTGCAGCTTTTGCTCTACAAGGATCAGAAAGTTTACGATAAAGATAATAAGCACCTGCGCCAAGCAATGCACCTTTAATTCCACCTTTGGCCATACCTGGTTTATATCCACCAAAAACTTTTAGTGCCTTTGAACCAGTTGCAATATGACCAACCTTTCTACCTACTGCAGCAGCAGCTGTATATTTCACACCCTTTTTAAACTTTGACTCATAGTCTCGCATCTCTTCTCTTTCATTTACCGTTAGTGGATTGTCACCAAAAAGAAGAGGTAGTGCTTCATGATATTTTAGTTCAAGAACTTTTTCACAAAGCTTTGTATGTTCTTCTACAGACAGTTTCTTCTTTAGAGTCTCACTCTCCATTACAGCTTTGAGTAGAATTTTTTTACATGCTGACTCAACTAATTTTTTATCTAACATGATATGATAGTCCTCCTATTCTTCTAAACTTTTATTCTGTCTAAGTCTCCAAATTTTGCCATAACCTTACTTGATATCATTCCCAATGTCTCCGGTGTAATAACATCGCTTAATTCTAAATCAATTTGGCCTTTTACAACATAGAATCTTTTTTTATTTGTGCTTTCTTCTTCGTTAAATGAAGTTAATAAATTTGATTTTATATATTTACCTTTATTTTTAATCTTTGCTATATAGATTTCTTCAACCTTTGATACAGAGCAAGGAATTTTTTCAATCACAGAAAATCTCTCATCAAAATAGTCGATCTCTCCACTTAGTAAATCATCGACTATTTCATTAGAGATTTTAGCAACTAATTGTGCATAAAAGACAGATTCATCTTCTTGTGATCTTCCAACAAGTACAAGATATAAACTATGTGTATCTGAAATTGGAATCATTAGAGTATGTGTATTCCTAACATGCTTCTTCTTAAACAATCCCTTATAATGTTTAAGAACGCTGTAATATAGATCCATTTATTATTCCTTATGATTGAATAGCATTGAAGTATTTATTTTCATCTATAAATACTTGAAGGTTGTCTTCTTGACCTTTATAGTTAATATAAATATTAATGACAAATCCCCTTCTATCTTTTAGGAACTTGACATCTACCTTTTTAATTTCTGCTCGATCATCGTAATAGAATAACCTTTCATAAATTTCTCGTTTTATTCCCTCTAGAGTTTTATTATCTTGTGGTGCAAAAACATATTTATATAACTCGCATCCATAGTCTGGATCATGATCTACAGTTCTCAAGGGTGTCAACAAAATATTATTCCATGAGTTTAGAATTGATTGTAATCCTTCAAGTCTTGTAAAATCACCTCTAGATGAAATTCTTGATGTATAATCTGCATAACTAGTAGAAGTTCCAACTACTAATTTATTGAATCTTTCAAATACATTTGCCATTATTTTTTAGCTCTTTGTTTTTGTTGTGCTTGGAATTGTTGAGCTTTTTCCTGCATTAACTTTGATCTTTCTTCTTCTAGTTCTGACTTCCATTTTAACATATTATAAAATCTTTTAACTGGCATATGCATAACTGTATCATATTGTAACTTAAGCATTTCAATAGCTGAAAAAATATTCAATTCTAAACTTTTTCGATAATCGTCAATCTTATCCTCATGAACTGTATACCATTCGAAAAAAGTTTTCGACTAGATCAATTGTAATTGTTTCCTCATTTCCACAGTGAATGCAAAATGTTTTCATTTTTAATTCAATATTGTATTTACCAAACTCTTCATTATATTTTTCATAAATAGCTCTTTTATCTTTTGCAGGAAGACTTCTATAAGCATCAATAATATCATTTCTATCAATCCATGTAGTTGGTTCAGTAGACTCAGGAATATCCTGTTCAAATCTATCAATAATAAGAGTTTCAACAATGTTATCAATTGTCAAACCTGGTGCTGCAGAAAGATTTTTAATTGCTTCCACTTCATCAAGAAGAACTGGTTGTTTCAAATAAGCTTTAACACCTTTTGAAACTGGAAGTTCAATATCAATCTTTCTCTTTCTTATATCATCAGTTCCTGGATATGGATTGATATTAAATGTACTAGATGCTTTTACTGTAACTGGATAATCCTTTCTACAATTACCACACTTAATATCATAATTTCTAATCTCTTCATAAGTAATGTGATAGAGACCATATAAAAGAGCATCCCTATCTTTTAGAGTAACATTTTCAAGAAAACTCTTAAAATCTTTAACTACTTCTGGTTTATTAATAAGGGACTCATATAAGCATTTATTAAGGTGTTCTGTAATTTTCTGTGGTGTTAAAAGACTTCCCTTTAGTCTTTCCTCTTCCTGAACATTCAAAGATCTAATAGTAAATGACAATTTCGTTTGTGGGGTTATTACTTCGTACTCAGGATACTTGAGGTTAAATCCTTTGAACATGATAAATCTCCTTTCAAATTCTTGTTTTAATAGCTTATTTCTTTTTTACGTTTTTATATTTCTTCAGTTTTTCTAGAGCTTGATCCTTTTGATATTCACACTTCTGGAGACAAGATTGTCTTTTTGGAAGATTCAAATGAAATGCACCACATTTTCTAGAACATTCATCTGCTCCAGCTCTTATTGCTCTATATACTGCCCAATATCCAAATAGCTGAAGTGCTCCAAGAGGTGATCTTCCATGAAGTAAATCCATTGCAAGTCTTAGCCCTCCAGCACCAACTATAGACATTGTTGCCTTTCTAGCTTGTCTTATTTCTCCCTCTGTTAGTAATGGTTTAAAAGTAGAATCAAACTGTTCTTTTAATGTAGGTATTTCTTTTTTCTTTACTTCTAAAACCATTTCTCCATCAACAATTAGTTTAACTAGTTGTGCTTCATCTGCTTCGTTAATAAAATCAAAAGCAATTTCTTTTGCAGAGTCAGACATATTAGAAAACTCAACCACGTAATCTGCTAACCATCGTAGCTCTTTCATAATTATGTCTCCCTATTTAAATTGAATATGCATGAACAATATCTCTTGCAGCAATGAGAGCAGGAATATAATTACTTTCAATCTTATCCTTTACCCAAGGTTCATGCCATGGAGTATCACAATTGAACTCGATTTCGATATCAAGCTTTCCAATTGTTTCAACATCACTTGAGAATAAATCCTGTGGATCTTTTGTTGGGAATACACCATCATATGCAGCATAATACTCAATTGTCATAGCATCTGGAGCTGTAGTCCAATAGAATAGTGTTGCCGCATAAGTTCTATTGCTATACCCTACACCTTCATCTGTATCTTCAAGTTCAGTAACACCACTTCGATAATCTCTAATCATCTTAACCCATCCATGCATAATATCGAGAATAGGTGTTTTACTAAACTCAAGGAACTTGATTGAAAGTGAGTTGCCATAATCTACGTTTCCGGGAACAGCCCATTTAATTCCACCCAGTCCTGTAAACTCGATCTTTGAAAGAGTCCCGCCTGGAGGTGTAACAGATAAACAGGATGCAGCAAGAACCTTTTGAATATCACCAACACTATCCATCTGACTAATTCCCCTGGATGTATAATTGGTTAGCGCAGCAGGGAATTTATCAAACCAGATAAAGTGATACCCAGATACATAGGGATCTGCAACTCCAACAGAAGTACCACCAAATTTTCTCGTTAGAATGTTACTTGTGAGATTCTTGAATGAAGTTTTCATTCTATATTTCCTCCGCTATTTTTATATCTCGCAATACTTGTGACCAACTTTTGAATGTAATAGCTAGATCATCAACAATTTTAAATGCACCAATCTTTTCAGATGTAATATCATCATAATGAATGTCATGTCTACCCAACCATTTTCTCATACTCATGATTTGCTGTTGACAATCTTTATTTTCTTTACACGAAGCTCTTGTAGAAAATATAACTATTTCATATCTATCTTTTAATGTGTCAATTGCCTCTTTTGCTCCATCATTTGGAATATCGTATATAGTTCCGTCTGCCCAACCATTAGAATATTTATGTATAGTTCCATCAAAATCTATAAGTAGTCTTTCTCTTTCAACGATATTTCCGTCCTCATCCATATAGATTCGTTTTACTGATTTTCTTGGAACTCCTGTATGATAAGAATCCATAGGAAATATAGACTCGTTATTTTGAATTTGTTCTAAGTATGCATCCAAATTCCGCATAAATACTCCATTTGGAATAATAATTTTATCGTAAGATTAACACATTAGTTTATATTTTGTTCTCAATTTAGATACAGATTAGTATGAGCAACTATATATATTAATTAGTGAAAGGAAGAGTTGTGCAATAAAATTTTATATGGAGGGGATAGATGGAACACATAATGACAGGATTTTTATTTTTTTCAACTTTGTTTTTTCTAGTAGCTACATATGTTGAGGCAGAAACAGTGAATAATGGATGGGTAATAACTGGATGGGCAACATCATCAGTATTAGGAATTATTTCATTAGCCTTACATTTAACAGCATTAGATTCTGTAGGTTCTATTAAAATAGTATTAACTACTATTCTTTCTTGTAGTTTATTGGTCACAAGTTTGATTGTACTTGTTTTGTCAGTTGTCAACATGAAACGATTTTTTCGTTCAAGAGAGGAGAAGATTAATCAGACTTCTCCAGATGATCGAGATAATACCAGTCTACCATCCAATATGTAAAGCAGTTTCAGCTATTTCTGTATTATTTGTTTTTATGGTTTATAGTGGTGATTTCTTAACACTTAAACACACATTGGAATTCAATGGTCTAAAAGAAAGAAATTATTACTCATATTTACAATATCCAGATAAACTACTATCAATGGTATCTCTTATGATAGTTGGGGATGCACAATCTGATGATGAAAAAGCAGAAAAAATATTAGTTTGGGTCCATACATCATTCAAATATGAA